ATAAGATATTCAAGATAACTATTAATAACTAATTATTTTTTCTCTTCAATATCATTATAACAAAACATATTTTAAAAGTCAAGGAAAATTTTATGGCAAACCGCACTGGACGTGTAAAAAATTATATCAACAACAAAACTTTTTATGAATCAATTATCGAGTACAAGGCTAACTTAAGAGAGGCTGAATTGCAAGATAAAGTTAAGCCTGTCATTCCAAAATACATTGGTGAATGCCTTTTCATGATTTGTTCGAAGTTGATCAAAAAGGGAAATTTCTCTGGATATTCAAAACAGTGGAAAGACGAAATGGTTTCAGATGCCCTTATTGATTGCATCTCTTCGGTTGATAATTTTAAACCAGAACGAACAGACAATCCATTTGCATATTTTACCATGATTGCATGGAATGCCTTTATCAGACGTATAACTAAGGAAAAGAAGCAGACCTATATAAAGCATAAGAATTATGAAAATAGTTTTCTTATGAATGAATTATGGGAAGGAGACAGTTCTGCTCAAATGGCCAGAAATGAATATTCCGAAGAGATTGTGTCTGCTTTTGAAAAGAAATTAGTTACGACCAAAAAGGTTACAAAGCCTATTGGTCTAGAAAAGTTTGAGGAGGAAAATAATGAAGAACGAGCACTTAATACCCATTAATGTCATTGACATTGTTGAAAAATTGAATTATGCTTCTAATGAAAATGAAAGAAACAATTATATTCACAGGCTAGAAGTTATCCGTGATTTTTGCAATCAGGCAATCACAACACCTGCCAAGAAGAAAGTTTCTGAAAATAATCATAAAGGCAAATATTCAAGGATTGGACTCAAAAACGTATGAAAATGGCTTTACTATCGGATACTCATTGGGGAGTCAGAAATGATTCTGACTCGTTTATAAATGCATCGAAGAAATTTCTCGACGATATTTTTTTCCCATATTTGGATCAAAATGATATTAACACGATAGTACATTTAGGTGATCTTGTTGATAGACGTAAGTTCATTAATATCAATACGGCTTCACGTCTTCAACAAGATTTCATCCGCCCAATCATAAAAAGAAAAATTGACTTTCATATGATTGCTGGTAATCATGACACTTATTTCAAAAACACTAATGACGTTAACTCATTAGAATTAACTTTGTCATTAATGCCATCTGCTAAAATTTATACCAAGGCCACCGAAGTCACTTTCGATGGAACAAAAATATTATTCATTCCTTGGATTTGTGATGACAACAAAAAGCATACATTTAAAAAAATTAAGGATACAAATGCACAAATTTGTTTTGGACATCTTGAGCTTTCAGGGTTCCAGATGTTTAAGGGGTCTATGCCATCTCATGGGGATGATCCTGTTCTTTTTAGCAAGTTTGATTTGGTTTGTTCTGGTCATTTTCACCATAGGTCTGTTAATGGTAACATCCATTATTTGGGCAACCATATTGAATTTACGTGGTCTGATTATGATGATCCTAAAGGGTTTCACATCTTTGATACAGAAACAAGGGAATTAAAATTTATCTCTAATCCAGAGAAAATATTTACTAAAGTTTGGTATGATGATTCTTTGGGAAAGTTGCCCCCAATACCAGAAGTGGCGAATAAAATTCTCAAAGTTGTTGTTAAAAATAAAACCAATCATTATTTCTTTGATCAATATATTGAATCTATCGAAAAACAAAATCCTATCGAAGTTCAAATTGTAGAGGACAATTTAAGCCTAGTTTCAGACGATCAAGATATTGTCAATGAGGCTGAATCTACAGTTGATATTTTTAAAAAATATATTGGATATATCGACTATAATAATAAAAAGAAATTAGAAGACAAAATTATTGATTTATATAATGAGGCATTAAGTATAGAATGATTATTTTTACCAAACTTAGATGGAAGAATCTTCTTTCAACAGGTAATATTTTTACGGAAATTGAACTCGATAAACATGGTACCACTTTGATCGTTGGGAATAATGGCGCTGGAAAGTCCACCATTCTCGACGCGCTTTCATTTGCTCTTTTTGGTAAACCATTCCGTAAAATTAACAAACCACAATTACTTAATTCAATTACACAAAAAAATCTTATTGTTGAGATTGAATTTACTATTGGTACCAATGAATATAAAATTGTTCGTGGTATTAAACCTGTTGTGTTTGAGGTATATCAAAATGGTATACTTATGAACCAATCGGCAGAGATGAAGGATTATCAAGAAATCCTCGAAAAGCAAATTTTAAAAGTTAATCATAAATCTTTTTGTCAAGTGGTTATTTTGGGGTCTGCTACCTTCCAGCCATTCATGCAACTTACTGCTGCACAGCGTAGAGAAATTATTGAAGATTTACTTGACCTTCAAATTTTTACAACAATGAATTCTCTTCTCAAAGATAAAATTTCAACTAATAATGAACGTATTAATGATACCCTTGCCAATATTAGACTTGTAGAATCTAATATCAAAATTAGTAAGGAACATATGGCAAAACTTCAGGTCAACAATGATCAGTTGATTGAAGACAAAAAAACAAAAATTAAAGATACTGAAAAACAAATTCAAATTTTTAATGAACAAATTTCTTCTGTATCTAAGCAAATTGAAGAACTAGAAGTAGGCAAAGAAGATGATTCTGCTCTGGTGACTAAATTAAACAAGTTGGCTTCTTTGCGTTATAAAATTGAAGCTAAATTAGAGCTTTTAAATAAAGAAGTAAAATTTTTTGATAAGAACGATGAATGCCCTACATGTAAACAAACTATCGACAGTGAGTTTAAATGTGAGTCTATCAAAAGTCGTGAAGACGAAATTTTAAATATTAATGATGGTCTTGAAAAATTAATTGAGCAATATGATCAATTAGATAAAAAGATCAAAGATATTATGAAAATTGACAGCATGATCAATAATCATAAGATGACCCTTAACCTTCATAAATCTAAAATTAATTCTTTAAACGATTATATCGTCGCCTTAGAAGAAGAAATCAAGAATATTAAGAAAAAGGATAAAGTGGATAGAAATAGCGATATATCCATTTTTGATAAAGAATTGAAAAAATTAAACAATGATTACAATGACTTACTAGAGGAAAAAACGCTTTTATCTGTAACTGGTACGCTGCTGAAGGATGGGGGAATAAAATCAAAAATTGTAAAACAATACATCCCTATTATCAATCAGTTAATCAATAAATTTTTATCAGCGATGGAATTTATGTGTCAGTTTGAACTGAATGAAAATTTCGAAGAAACTATCAAGTCAAGATACCGTGATGAATTTAGTTACTCTTCATTTTCCGAAGGCGAAAAGATGCGCATTAACTTAGCAATCCTGTTTACATGGAGAGCAGTAGCTAAAATGAGAAATTCTATCAATACAAATATTTTGATTATGGACGAAGTATTTGATTCTTCTCTTGATGGGTATGGAACAGAGGAATTTTTGAAGATAATAAATAATTTGACCAGCGAATCTAAAACTTTTATTATCAGTCATAAATCAGATCAGCTTTTTGATAAATTTGAAAAGATCATTAAGTTTGAAAAGAAAAAGAACTTTTCAAAAATGGTTTAACGAGGTAGTTATGATTAGATTGAAAAAGTTTTGGCATATTTGGGCTAAAGCTCTTGGCGAAAAGGCTATTGCACATGATAACACTAAATCTGATGCAATAGCAATAATAAGAACTATTTTAGTCATTATTAATACAACAACATGTTTTTTTATTATAGCAAATACAGTGAGGCATTGGTGATATGAAATATACAGTGGAGCTTGAAGAAGACCCTGATTCTGGAGAACTTCTTATGCAAATACCGACAGACATTTTATCTCAAATGGGTTGGGAAGTTGGAACAGAATTGTTTTGGGAAATTGAAAATGGTAATATTATTTTGAAAGGTAAAGATGATGCAATTAGTAGCGGCGAATGATCCAATTTTGACTACCCCATGTGAAGAATTTAATTTTGTATTTCCTCCCTTTGATCCAATTGAATTTTCGCAACAGCTTGTAAAATTTATGTATGAATCAAACGGTATTGGATTAGCAGCAAATCAGGTTGGTGTTCCATATCGAATTTTTGCAATGCGTGGTGAGCCTGAAAATTTCGTATGTTTTAATCCAAAAATTATCAATACATCAGATCAAGAAATTGTTCTTGAGGAAGGATGCTTGACATATCCTAAGCTTTTGGTTAAGGTAAAAAGACCACAACATATTCGTGTTCGGTTTAATACACCAAATGGAGATACTCTTACTAAACAATTTACTGGAATGTCAGCACGTATTTTCCAGCACGAATTTGATCACATTGAGGGAACAGTTTTTTACAACAAAGCAAATCGTTTCCACCGTGATCAAGCATTGAGAAAGTGGAAAAAATAAAGGAACAATTATTATGAATATTTTTATGGTTGATATGGACCCTATTGTAGCCGCACAAAGCCTTGTTGATAGGCATGTAGTAAAAATGGTTTTAGAAAGTAGTCAATTATTGTCTACTGCCCATCGCGTTCTTGATGGTAAAGAAATTATTGGAATTTCAAAAACTGGAAGAAAAATTAAACGATGGGTTTTAAACGATTCACGAGAAAATGTATTATATCAAGCTACTCATATCAATCATCCATCAGCTATTTGGTGTCGTCAGTCTATTGAAAATTACAACTGGCTTGTTGAACATTTTTTTGCTCTTATGGAAGAATACACTTATCGTTATGGTAAAAAGCATAAGTGCTATGGCGAAATTAGTTTTATGCTTGCCTCTCCTCCTAAAAATTTAAAAAAATATAATTGGACTCCAATGCCATCTTGTATGGCAGAGGAATATATTATTTCAAATGACCCCTTGACAAATTACAGAAATTACTATAAGATGGGCAAATCAAATCTCCATACTTGGAAGAACAGAGAAGCTCCATCTTGGATTAAGTGATACCTAACCTAAAGGATTGTATAATGACAGATATGTATAATGCCGTGAAAGATTTTCATCGCGCATTTGGTCAACGTATTGGCGAAAAGCCAGAATTACCTGATCTTCCAGAACGAGAAATGCGGCATAGACTTCTTCAAGAAGAATTTACTGAATATCAGGAAGCAGAAGCTGATAATGATATTATTGAAATTGCCGATGCTTTGGCAGATATAATTTATATTGCTTGTGGAACTGCCGTATCATATGGAATTCCGTTGAATGAATTATTCGATGAAGTTCATCGTTCAAATATGGCAAAATTAGTTGATGGCGAAGTTCTTCGCCGCGCAGATGGTAAGATTCAGAAACCGAAGGGCTGGACTCCACCAGATGTTAAGGGCGTATTGTTTAAGGAGTAAACATGTCAATTTTGAAAAAAAAGTGTGAATGTGGTAGAGCTGATATTTGTTATTGCATGAATCAAAGTAATAAAGAAACTGTTAAGGTGATACCACGTATGCTAGATTCTAGTAATATTGATCATTATCCTACGAATAAAATTACTTCTTCTACAGAAGCTTGGTTTGCGGGACATGGAGAAGAATCTGTCTACATGACTCCTGTAGAACCACAAAAAAATGTTTCCTTAAATGTCGAATCGTCAAAAGAAGAAAAAATTTCGTATAAATATGCAGAGGACAAAATTATCTCTGATTTTAAAAACTATATTGATAAGACTTATGGTCAACACTATAAAACAGAAAATCAGAATATTCAAGCATTCGATGCATGGATTGCATTAGGTGATGCCACTCCTACCTTCCGTAATACTGCCATTAAATATCTTTGGCGCTATGGTAAGAAAAAGGGCAATAACAAAGATGATTTGATGAAGACATTACACTACACTCTTATGTGTTTATTTAATGATCACTATAAAGGAAATGACAAATAATGGAAATTAAAATCGAATTAGAAGAACTTCGCAAAAGAAAATTAATGGTAGCTACCCCAATGTATGGTGGAGCATGTGCTGGTATGTTTGCACGTTCTGTTGCAGACCTATCGGCTATTTGTGCACAACATGGTATTGCTTTGCAGTATTATTTTTTGTTTAATGAATCTTTAATTACTCGTGCACGTAATTATTGTTGTGATGAATTCATGCGTTCTGACGCAGATCATTTAATGTTTATTGACTCTGACATTGGTTTCAATCCACAGGATGTTATTGCTCTTATGGCTCTACAGACACAGGAGCCTGATAAGTATGATATTATTGGTGGACCATATCCTAAGAAATGTATCTCATGGGAAAAGATTAAACATGCCGTAGACAAAGGTGTTGCGGATGCTGATCCAAATGTGCTAGAACGTTTTGTGGGTGACTTTGTGTTTAACCCAAAGGGCGGTCAGCAGTCAATTGCTATTGGCGAACCTTGTGAAGTTCTTGAGATTGGCACTGGTTTCATGATGATCACTAAGAATGCCATGAAGAAGTTTTCTGAAACTTACCCACAGTATATGTATAAGCCAGACCACGTTCGTACAGAACATTTTGATGGTACTCGTGAAATCATGATGTACTTTCAGGCCGAGGTTGATCCTAAGTCTAAGCGCTATCTTTCAGAGGATTATTGGTTCTGTCAGAAGGCACAAGATGCTGGTATTAAGACATGGCTATGCCCTTGGATGAAAATGCAGCATGTAGGATCGTATATTTTCGGTGGTTCTCTTGCCGATCTTGCATCAATCGGCGCATCTGCTACCGCAGACCCTTCCGCTCTTGGTGGAAAGAAAAAGAAGTAATATAAAGAGGGGTTGAAATATACCCCTCATTTTTTGATTATGGAGTTATTATGAAAATTCATGCGCAGACTATTACAGTATTAAAAAATTTTGCTAAGATTAACCCTTCAATTGTTATTGAGGAAGGTAACGTTCTTAAGACCATTTCGAATTCCAAAACTATCATTGCCAAGGCTCATGTTCCTACTACATTTGATAAAACCTTTGCAATTTATAATTTAGATCGTTTTATTTCTACTCTTAGTCTTTTTGAAAATCCTGATTTGACATTTGAAGAAAATTTTGTTACAATTTCTGATGGTAATAAAACTGTCAATTATATGTACACGGTAGAACAGAGTGTTCTTCGTCCTCCTGCAAAAGATTTTAATATCAAACAGGTAGATGTTTCAGTTAAGTTGCCATATGAAGTATACAAAGATGTTGAAAAAGCATTAAATGTTTTGGCACTGCCAGAAATTCTTATTGTAGGTGATGGCGAAAACATTTATATTCAGGCAGCAGATTCCAAAAATCCTTCTGGTGATGTTTATTCAGTAAAGATTGGTACAACAGAAAAAACTTTTAGGGTTGTATTTAAGCAAGAATATATTAAAATTTTGCCTTCTGATTATCAGATTACAATTAGCTCTCTTGGTCTATCTCACTTTTCTGGTGAACACTCTGAATACTGGATTGGTATTGAGGCTAAAACATCGTCGTTTAATTGATTTATTGAGGGGAGGTATAAATTCCTTCCCCCTTTCTTTTCATTTACGAAGCGTTCGTTTTTTAAGCCTGTAAAAATCTGGATATTTTGGATTATCTAATCGCTTACGAATGGATATACTAGGATATGCTTTTTGTGCATCATTTACAGATTTATATTCGATGCCTTCACATACTACCGGACAACTATTAGCTATAATCATTTTTTCTTTAGCGGCTAATAGGTATTTTGCGGTATCGGTTCTTTGGCGACCATACATTGGATTTTTAACACCAGATAAACGTTCTGAAATTTTTTTCCTTTGTTCTTCTGTAAAAACTCTTTTTGAATTTGATTCAGAAACTGCTTTTTTAACTTTTTCCGATTTTGGAATGCCTTTAAGTTTACCGTTAAGTTTATGGGTATCAGAAATTTTCTTTCTCGTTTCTTCTGAATTTTTAATATTGTAAAATTTTTGACCACCATTGTGTTTGTTGAACCATTTATCAGATTTTGCGGCATTTAGTTTCACCAAAACTCTATGTTCCCAAGAACGACATGCATCAATGGATATAAAAGTTTTTCTTATTTCAAATTTAAAATTTTCTACGCCTTCTGAAATAATGATTGACTTCATTATCATAGAAGAAGTAAAATATGTAACGCCCAAATCTTTTGGGTGACAACCTTTAGCGTATCTAGAACCATAGTATTTTTTATTAGTTTTTAGATGTGTTATACAATAAGTAAATGGTAATGTCATGTGGAGGCCTTTATATAATGAACACTAATTCTATTTATGATAATTCTCAATTTCTATGGATGGAAAAGTATCGCCCAAAAACTATCGACGATACAATTCTTCCAGTTGAGTTAAAAAATACTTTTAAGCAATTTGTTGATCAAAATAATATCCCTAATTTGATATTGGCTGGTACTTCTGGTATTGGTAAAACGACAGTTGCTCGTGCTATGCTTGAAGAACTTAATTGTGATTATATTATTATTAACGGTTCTATGAACGGTAATATTGATACTCTTCGCAATCAAATTCTTAATTTTGCATCTACGGTATCTTTGGCTGGTGGACGTAAATATGTCATCCTTGATGAAGCTGATTATATTAATCCTAATTCAACTCAGCCAGCACTTCGTAATTTTATAGAAGAATTTTCCAACAATTGTGGGTTCATATTCACTTGTAATTATAAGGGTAAGATTATTCCCGCACTTCATTCTCGTTGTTCGGTTATTGATTTTATAGTACCTAAATCTGATATGGCTAAATTGGCTGCACAGTTTTTTAAGAGAATTATTACCATTCTCACTAAAGAGAGGGTAACATTTGACAAGGCTGTGGTTGCAGAAGTTATCAATAAATTTTATCCTGATTTTCGTCGTACTATTAATGAACTTCAAACCTATGCTACTCGTGGTTCTGGTGTAATTGATTCTGGATGCCTTTCTACTATTAAAGATATTTCCATTAAGGAGTTGGTTGGATTTATCGAGAAGAAAAATTATACTGCTATTCGTACATGGGTTGGAGAAAACTCTGACTTTGATCAGAATACGTTATTCCGCAAAATTTATGATACTGCATCTGATTTTGTCAAGAAGGATAGCATTCCTGTTCTGGTCATGATTCTTGCTAAGTATCAATATCAAGGTGCATTTGCAGTTGATGCTGAAATTAACATTATGGCATGTTTAACTGAAATGATGATTGAATTGGAGTTTGCATAATGGGGCCATTTGATTTCGTTAATTCTATTACATATAACAAACAAAATTTGATAGTTGACGAACAATCAGAAAGTGAATATGTCCCATTTTTGACAAACAGAGCACTATCATATTATCCAGACACAATTTTATATGCCCAAGAAATGAATATCAATGGGCATATAGACAAAAAGATGCAATATAATTATTTTATAAATAATATACGTCCAGCAAAAAGATTTGCTAAATGGATAAAAAAGAAAGAAAATAATGATATTGACGCTGTAAGAAATTATTACAATTATAATTATAAATTAGCAAAGATAGCAGTATCCATTCTTTCCGAAGAACAACTAAAAATAATTAAGAAAAAATTGGAAAAGGTGGAGCAGAATGAATGAATTTTTAGATACTTTAATCGAAGTTATACTAGAAGAAGACGAAGATTTTCTTAAGATAAAGGAAACTTTAACTCGTATTGGTGTGGCTTCTCGTAAAGAAAAAAAACTTTATCAGTCTTGTCATATTTTACATAAGCAAGGACGTTATTATATCGTTCATTTTAAAGAAATGTTTTCTCTTGATGGAAAGTCTTCTGATTTTTCCGATGAAGATAAAGGTAGACGTAACAAAATTGCTGAATTACTACAAGATTGGGGTTTATTAAAAATAGTTGATAAGGATATGATTAAAGACCCTGTTGCATCTATGAACCAGATTAAAATTATTAATCATAAAGAAAAAGATGAATGGCTCCTTGAACCAAAATACAACATGGGCCGTAAAAAGAAATAAGAGGTTTTTATATTATGAAATTTCCGTGGTCAATTAAAAAGAAAATTAACACCCCTTCTGATAAAAAAATTGAGGAAATAATTAAAATTTTGTTTCCTCCTCTTGACATTCAAGAGAAAATGGAACAAGATGGATCATCAATTAAGTTTCATATTGATTATTCGGTTGATTCTAATTTAGATGCCGCTTTGATGGATTTACAAGATGGTAATAATGATGAAATAGTTCAGCAAACCATCTATAAAGTTATTAAGCGTCTTAATGCGGTTCGTAGGCTTTTAGAGGCTTATGCTAAACTCGATGAAGATGCAAAATACATTATTGTCGATGATCTAGATGATGAAAAAGAAATTTTCGCTTCTGATAATTTTTAGTTGACAAAGAAAATTAGTATGGTATTATACATCATAAATTGAAGAGGAGATACATTATGGATTTCATTCAGATTCAGGCTCAAGACACTACAGGTAATTGGCGCACTTATAGCCGTACACAAAATAGTTCACAGTTGATTTTGCGGGAAATGAGTAATCTAAAAAATAATTTTCCTGATCGGCGTATTCGTGCTGTTGATTCAAATGGACGACTTGTTGATATTCTTTAAAAAAAGTTGTTAACTTATGAATTTTTTTGTGATAGTTTGTATAAATAAAGACTCTTGCCATATGGCTGCTATTTAAAATCGTTAGAAAATTAGTTGAAACAACTTCGGTTGTTTCTTCATAGAAATATTCGTTTCTGTCCGTCTCTAAAAGTACAGAGTAATTGGTGTGAGACCCGTCGAGTATTTCTTTGTAGAAACAAATATGGACGGTACTGACTCGCTGTTGGTATCTATTCTCTCTGGCAGGAGAATGAAACAGAGATGCCAGTCTCTCTAGTAGCCAAGTATAATTTACGGACACATAGCACAACGGTGAGTGTACGGGACTTTTAATCCTGTGACCTGAGTTCGATTCTCAGTGTGTCTACTAAAGAATAATGCGCGTGTGGCGGAACTGGTAGACGCCCTGGACTTAGAATCCAGTATCGCAAGGTGTGGGGGTTCGACTCCCTCCACGCGCACCAATAATATAACAGGGTGTGGCTCAATTGGTAGAGCGATG